TCAATTCATAACCGTTTAATGAATTTCCTGATACGTCTGTGTAAAACTTTGGATCTCCAAAAGTTTCTGTTAATTCTCTCTGAGATGAGATCAAGTAAGCAGTGTTGGCGTTAGTCGCTTGTGTTCCTGGTGCTGTGGCGTCGCCTGCTCCGTTTGTCTTATCCGTTCCTGATGCTACTATGAATAGTGGTGTAGTACCCGCATCTGATGGTACATAAAAACTTTCGTTTATTACTGAAACCTCTACTCCTGGTGATGTTAATGCCATTTTTCGTTTTCTCCTTGCAAGTTTAACGTATACTAGAGTTATTTATTCAATCGTATGGTTTTTACGATATAACTTGCTATTTTCTGGTACCTATATAGGCGACTTAAATAAGTGTATGCAATACAAGAATAGACCGCTGTGCAAGGAGTGTAAGGCAAAGCCCAGGGCCTATGCATACAGGAAAGGAACAACTGTGTACTGGCGTAGCCTATGTGACACTTGTAATCGTAGGAAGTCCGGAAAGAAAGTAGGAGGGGTTACTCCGTTACAAAGGTCAGGCTATAAAAAGAAGAAAAAATGTGAACTGTGTGGATTCAAATCTACACAATCTGCCCAATTGGATGTGTTCTTTGTGGACGGAAGTATGAGAAATGTCGCGGCTAATAATCTAAAAACTGTTTGCGCCAATTGCCAAAGGTTGACCAATGTGCGTAGATTGGGGTGGCGTATTGGTGATCTTGTTGCTGACGACTAGGTCATCGACTTGTTTGTATAATTCTTCCAGTGTTCCGTCATTCTTAATCACATGATCAAAGTCTGATTTTGCCCATGCATATTCAGACGAATGTATACCTGTTGGTGCTATATTTCCCTCCACATAATTTGTAAACCAGTCAGGATCCTGCCCTCTTTTTACAAGTATAATTTTGCCACCTGCTTCTCTAATTGTTTTGATTTCGTTTTCAAATCTAGTATCTGCTATAACAGTTGGTTTGCCGTTGTATCTCATTAAACAACTGTCTATCCAGATTGCATCGTGCATTCCTTGACGCATCACTTCAGTACCAAAATATTGTAGCACCCAACGTGGTGTGATATCCTTTTTAAATTTTTTACTCCAGAACTTATCGGATTGTTCTCGCCATGCTCTGCTCTCATCGGTTTTGCCTTCTAGCATTTCTCTATCCCAATTGAACATAGAACTTACTGCATCTTTGAGACTTTTTGCAAACGAGTCTTTACGGAATCCGTGCTTTTGTTCTAGCCTATCCGAGACTGTGCCTTTACCAGAATTTATCAAACCTACTACACCTACTAACATAAGTTTATTATACTATTTTTTTAAGGCGTTTTGCAATCTCTTTTTTGACATCATGAACTTGCGTCAATACCAACTTACGTACACCTAGTTTCTTTTCTTTAAGTGCATGTATGGCAACGTTTTCTAGATCATCGACAATGTTGGCTAATTCATCTAATGTACAGTTGGAAAGTTTTTTATATAGAGTATCTTTCATGATACTCTTATTTAAATGGAGTTTGGTATCAATTAACCAATAACAAAACTGTGCGGAGTACCGCCTTCTTGGAAATTTCCTATATCTGATTCTAGTCTTTCCATTTCTGCTTGTCCTTCGCTCTTCAAAGCATCACCGTTAAGTGTAGTTCCGCCCTGTGGACCTGCAATAGTGTTGAACTTGCCTCTTGCTTCACCTAGCATTACTTTAGATACCGCAAGTGTGTAATCTCTGATCCATGGTTTAGAATAGATATCCTTGAATAAAGTTATATCTGGTCTAAAATTATCAGTATGCATAAGCACAGTTTCATCATCAGCTCTAGGTCTCTGTGTTATTGTTAATTTTTTGGTTGCCACATCAAAATGGAATTGTATAAAACTTCCAAACATTTTCCCCACTAATTCTTGGTATGAAGCGAATGCAAAGTAAGTGGCCAGTCCACCTGATGCACCTGCTTTTAGTAGATAAGTGTTTGTGTAAGCCAAGTTGAAAGGTTCAAACAATGTTCCACCTTCTCCGCCTTCTGTCCTAGATCCAACACTTCTTCTGTTTAAATTCCTCACATTTATAATTTCATCTGGTAAAATATATGTGTTCTGATTTTTCTTTAACGTAAGAAAAGCATAGGATTCTTCCACAGCATTTGAAGATCGCTGTCTAAATTTATTGATTGCTCTTTCTAGTGCCGTTTGGTAGTGTTTAGGGTCTAATTCAACGTCAATCATACCATCACCTAGGTTGTTTTTGACGTAATCAAATATCTCTTGTTGTCCTGTTTGTAGTTCTGACATACTCATATTTATTACCTTTGCCTGTGCAATAAATATGTACGACATGCCAAGATTATCCATTTTTAAGCCTGAAAAGGGCAACGACTACAAGTTCTTCGATCGAAACATTAAAGAGATGTTTCAGGTGGGTGGGACTGATTTACATTTTCACAAGTATGTAGGACCTTACGATCAGGGAGACACAAACAAGGACGGAGCGGCAAGTCCTACAAATCCTCAGTATTCCGGAGACTCACTAAACGAGAGAACCATACAAGATCTATTATTTCTAGAGAACAGGGACAGGAAATACGACGATGACGTGTACGTTGTGAGAGGGATTTACAATGTGCAAGATGCAGATTTCAACCTTTCACAGTTTGGTATGTTCTTACAGAACGACACACTATTTTTAACTGTGCATTTGAATGACATAGTAGAAAGAATCGGAAGGAAACCAATGTCAGGTGATGTGATAGAATTTCCACACATGAAAGAAGATTATTCTTTAGATGAAAGCATACCTATTGCATTGAAAAGATACTATGTTGTAGAGGATGTGAATAGAGCGGCAGAAGGATTTTCGCAGACATGGTGGCCACACCTATTAAGATTGAAGATGAAGACTATGGTGGACTCTCAGGAATTCAAAGACATTATTGGTGATGCAACCACAACAGGATCTCTTGCAAGTTACATGTCAACATTCAACAGAGAAAAAACAATTAACGATCAAGTAGTTGCACAGGCAGAAGCAGATGCACCCAAATCAGGATTCAACTACAAGCAATACTATGTTGCACCAATCGATGAGAGAGGCAATATCAGGACAGAAAATGTTAATACAGAGGAACAAAGGGCCAGTAGCGATAACTCTGTGAATGCTGTCATAGATACCCCAGCAAGTTCACACTATGGTTTCTATCTGGACGGTGACGGAGTGGCACCAAATGGCAATCCGGCCGGATTTGGTATATCGTTTCCAACATCTGGTGTTGATAATGGAGATTACTTCTTGAGGACTGATTACCTACCAAACAGATTATTCCGTTATGACGGAACCAGATGGGTTAAAATAGAAGATTCCGTTAGAATAACTACAACTAACAATGATTCGAGGGCCAACTTCAAGACAAGTTTTGTTAACAATGCAACACAATCAACGATAAATGGTTTAACAGTGACACAGAGACAAACATTAACAGATGCTCTCAAACCCAAGGCTGACAATTAAGAATGCTACACTTTTACGAAGGACAGGTTAGGAAATTTTTAACTCAATTCATTAGAATTCTGAGTAACTTCTCTGTGGAAACAGGCAGAGGTAGAGACGATTCAGTGCAGTTGAGAGCGGTGCCGGTAGTGTACGGAGATCCTACAAGACAAGTTGCAAATATAATAAGGAACAATTCTGAGAACGCATTACAGTACACCCCAAAAATTGCCGCCTATGTCAGAGAATTGAATTACGACCGGGAAAGAATGCAAAACCCGTACCATATTGAAAAACAGCATCTGAGAGAAAGGGGCATTGATGCCGATGGAAATTACACCAATGAAATGGGTGCAGGCTACACAGTTGAGAAAGTCATGCCATCACCGTTCAGGTTAGAAGTTACTGCAGATATTTGGAGTTCAAACACAGACCAAAAATTACAGATTCTAGAGCAGATACTATACCTCTTCAATCCAGATTTTGAAATACAAAAATCAGACAACTACATAGACTGGACTTCGTTGAGTTATGTTGAATTACAGAACATCACCTTCAGTAGTAGAACGATACCAGTGGGTGCAGACACGGAGATAGATATTGCAACAATGCAATTTAGTATGCCCATATGGTTATCACCGCCTGTCAAAGTTAAGAAACTAGGTGTTGTACAAAAGATCATAATGAGCATATACGATGATGATGGCGGAATAGCAAAAGGATTAATAGACGGAGAACTTACGTCAAGAAGCTTTATAACACCAAATAATTTTGGCTTACTGGTAACTGGAAATCAATTGAGACTATTAGGTACAACAGGTACTAATGTTAAATCCGGGGGAGACGGCTTCCAGACAGGAGCAAATGAACCAAATAATTTTGATCCATTTGAGACATTTGGCCCAGCAGTCAATTGGAAAATATTACTAGACCAATATGGCAAAGTGACTAACGGCACCTCACAGATCAGACTGACCCAACCCAATGGCGACGAGATAATAGGAACCATTGCAACAACAACACTAGACGACACGATTTTGTTATACAGCATTGATTCAGACACAATACCTGCTAACACACTGACAGCAGTTAAGAAAATAATTAATCCACTTACGTTTGCCCCTGGTACAC